GTGAGATTGTAGCGAATCATCTAGCATATACATTTGTATATGTTTTTAGTAGCAGGAAATGTGATATGAGTTTACATGATGTATTTACAGTATTATGCGTGATTGCTTATATCGTCTTCGTTGCACTTGCAGTATACGCCATTAAGAAGAAAAACACTTTACCGATGCTGGTTGCGCTGGTAATTTCAAACTTCTTCGACTTAATGGTTTCACTTACAGCAAAATAAGGAGGTGCTAAAAATGAGCAATAGTGAAATTTTAAAGAAAGCAAAGGAACTGGTTGAACTTCTGGAAAAACAGGAAAAATCATGCAGGGTGAGATTATCCGAGCTTAATCCGGGAGATATCTTCCAGACTACCGGAAAGCGAAAATACAAGGTCTTGGAACAGTACACAGAGCATACCAAGATCATTTCACTCGGATTAGTGAAAGAGAATGTGAAATTTGATGATGGTACAACTGACTATAATAAATCATCCTTGAAGAAACTCTGTGATACTGAAGTTTTGAAAGATTTTGAAGAAGAATTTGGAGAAGAGAATATCGAAACTGACATATCAGATCTGATTACCGTGGATGGACAGAAAATCGGAGAAACGGAATGCAAAGTTAGACCACTGACGTTTGATGAAGCACGTAAATACACAGAACTGACGCCAAATAATGAATTGGATGATTCCTATTGGACTTGCTCCGCATGGAGCACAGTGGAAAGAGGATGGAAATATACGCTTGCCGTTGTTTCGCCTTCCGGCCGCTTCAACGGCAATTACTACTGCGGCAGTTACGGTGTTCGCCCAGTTTGTATCTTAAAATCCAATCTCTTTGTATCTAAAGTGGAGGAATGAAAAATGAAGAAAAATCTGAAATATTTTGAAAATGAATTAAACCGGATCAACAAAGAATTTGCTGAATATAAAAAGCAGCATATGGAAAAACCGGGAATTGGTAAAACGGTAGAAATCGCCGGAATGGAATGGATGATTTTGGACAAGACAGAAAAAGGATATTTTTCCGTTTTGAATGGATTCGATGGAAAAGAAAGAGCATTTGATTCGGATTCAAATAACTGGATTTCAAGTAAACTTCGAGAAGAATTAAACACTAAATTCTTGAAAAAGATTGAGGACGAATTAGGAGAGGATGCAGTCATTGGATTTGATCGTGATTTACTTTCTCTGGACGGGCAGACAGAATACGGACATTGCGAAGATAAGATTTCACTTTTGACTGTGGATGAGTACCGGAAATATCGTAAATTACTGCCGAACATGCCGAAATGGTGGTGGTTGATTACGCCATGGAGTACACCAGTAAATGATTACAATTCAACACTTACCTTTGTTTCGCCTTCCGGCCGCGTCGACGGCATTAACTGCAGCGGCAGTATCGGTGTTCGCCCGGTTTGTATCTTTTCTTCTTCAATCTTTGAATTGGGAAGTGATGATTAATGGCAAACGAAGATTTAAAGGTAATAACAAAAGCTAAGCAGCTTGCAAAGCATGTCAGTGAAAAAGGAACAATTATGGCTGCTTACTCAACAGAAGAACAGGCGAAAGAGGCAATGAGTATGCTTATGTATGCACATATTTCAAACAAGCCAATATTCATTCTTCCAAAAGAAGGAAAAACAAAATTGGAATCGACTTTCTTGGGAAGATACGAATTAAGACTTCTTAGAGAAAATCTTCCCAATGTAATGGATTTAAAAAACGGAAATGGAGACTACGTTCTTCCGCGAAAAATAAGAGATAGCATCAAAGAAATTGCCGCAGCTTTAAATGTATCGGGATTATAAAATAATAGGTATTAATTTCGCAGAAAGAAAATGAGGTGATTCCAGTGTTCATGCGAGTAATTTCAACAGGAAGCACAAAGGGAAACTGTTACGCTTTGCAGTCAAGTGCAGGCGAGATTGTTCTTCTTGACTGCGGATGCGATTACAAAAAGATTCTCAGAGGGATTGCTTATCTGATAAGCAATGTTTCCGGTGTACTTCTTTCACATGAACATGGCGATCACGCCGAAGCTGTTCATGAAATCGTGAACGCCGGAATCACGGTCTATACCGGGCAAGAAACAATCAAGAACTTAGGCATAACGGACGGAACTATAAAAACTGTTGCTGAAAAGAAATATTTCAAAATCGGCTCGTTCAGCGCAGTTCCGTTCAGCCTGCCGCATACATCTGCAAATAAAGAGCCGTGCCCGAACTTCGGGTATCTAGTGGAACATGAGGAAATGGGAAAGCTTCTTTACCTGACAGACTTTGAGCATTGCCGGTACAAATTCAAATTAATGGAGCTTAATCACTTGGTTATTGGTTGTAATTACTGCGAGGAACTGATAGACAGAAACAACCCGAAGTGGAAGCACCAGATCACCGGGCATTGTTCTTTGTCAACTTGTAAGCAATTCATTAAGGAAAACCTCACAGAATCGCTCAAAACGATAACGCTGGTACATTTGAGCGGTGATGCTTCGGATGCTGAAAAAATGCTTAAAGAAGTCAAAGAAGTTGCTGGGGATGATGTTCTGGTTCAGATTGGACGAGCTGGACTGGAAGTTGATTTGAACTTGTTTCCATTTTGAAAGGAGAAGGGAATATGGAAATGACAGATTGCAGCAAATGCAGATTCCGTAATTGCTGCACATTAGCTTGGGATTACGGATCGCTGTACTGTAATGATTACGAGGAGGAATAAAATTGAAAGAATGGACAGAAGAACTTTTACTGGCGGATGGATATAAGCTTCAAAACGCTGAGATTACAAATGTATCATTAAATTTCAGAGATCACGGAGTACTTTCACTTGATCTTACGCTGAACGGTGGCGGATGGGGAGTCGTTTACGGCGGCTATGTTCTTGGACATGGATATCTGGGAGCCAAAGAATTTAAAGGTTCTGCTTCCGGAATGGAAGCAATCATGCGAATTATGGATGTAGTTGGCGTTGAAGATCTTGTGGATTTAAAAGGAAAGCATGTTCGGGTCGCAACAAAGGGATGGGGAAGTTCAGTAAAAATCATCGGGCATTTTATCAAAGACCAGTGGTTTGATTACTTGAGTTTTTACGAGGATAAAAAGGAGTGACAGGATGCAGATTTTAATTAATGTTCTGGACAAAATCAAAAAGGAAATCTCTCCAATATCCAGTTTGTACGACAGAGGATGGAACGATGCACTGGAAAAGGCAAAGGAATGTTTCACATCCTATAATCCGGTGATTGAATGGATTCCAACAGAATTAATGTTACCGCCGGAGCCAGACGAAGATGTTGATATCGAGGAACTTCCGCAGTACACGGTAACAATCAAGGGTGCTGAATGGCCAACATCTCTGAGATATATTGGAAACGGCGAATGGGCGGATGTTGGAGTCGGAAGAGAGATAAAATACACGGTTTCGGCGTGGATGCCGATGCCTAAAGCTTATAAGGAGAAATAACATGAACAAAGTAATTTTGATCGGTCGATTAGTGAAAGACCCGGACATACGTACCGGAACCAACAACATAACCATTGCCAGATACACTCTTGCGGTAGAAAGACAGTATCGTGAAGACAACGAGCGGAAAGCAGATTTCATAAATTGTGTTGCACTTGGTAAAAATGGAGAGTTTGCTGAAAAATACCTGCATAAGGGAATGAAAATTGCAGTCATCGGCAGCTGGCAGACCGGAAACTATACGGACACTGACGGAAAGAAGATTTACACAAATGACTGTCTGGTAAAAACACATGAGTTTGTGGAAAGTAAGGGTAGAAGCAACCAGCCTGAAAGCACCGTCGCAGTTCCACCGTCAGCACCGGCAAGTGACACATTTGTTGAACCGGCTTACGATCCGGATTTACCGTTTAGCTAAGGAGTAGTAATGGAAGATTTAATTATAGATTGTTTTGCCGGTGGTGGTGGGGCATCTGTAGGAATCGAAATGGCGCTCGGAAGACCAGTAGACATAGCAATCAATCACGACCCCGACGCTATCCTGATGCACAAGACGAATCATCCTGGAACACTGCATCTGACAGAGGATATTTTCAAAGTAGATTTGCAGAAATATGTCGGAAATCAGCATGTAACGTTGATGTGGGCTTCCCCGGACTGCACAAGTCATTCAAAAGCAAAAGGTGGGCAGCCGAGAAAACAGGGACTTCGTATTCTTCCGTGGGCTGTATATACGCACGCAAAAGCAATTCTTCCAGACATGATTATCATGGAAAACGTAGAAGAAATTCAACAATGGGGGCCACTCGATGAGAAAGGACATCCGATCAAGGAAAGAGCCGGTGAAGATTATCGAAAATTCATTTCAGCAATGGAAAATATCGGTTATGAATTTGATAGCCGGGAACTGGTAGCTGCGGATTATGGAGCACCGACTACAAGAAAAAGATGGTATGCGGTGTTCCGCAGAGATGGGAAGCAGATAATATGGCCGAAACCTACACATAATCGTTTTGGCACAGACAATCTGAAGCCATATGAACAGTGTGGAGATTACATTGATTGGTCAGACTTAGGTAAAAGCATATTTGACCGACCGAAGCCATTGGCGGAAGCAACACAGAAGCGCATTGCAAATGGAATTAAGAAATATATCGTTGATAATCCGGAGCCGTACGTTGTGAAGAATAAAGATGCATTAGCATTCATAATTCAATATCATGGAGAAACCAGGCAAGGTGATTCCAGAGGGCAATTACTGACTGAGCCAATTAAGACTATTGATACATCAAACAGATATGGGCTTGTGACAGCTTTTATCACGAAATATTACAAAACTGGAATCGGTCAGAGATGTGATGAGCCGTTGCATACGATAACCGCATCATCCGGTCACTTCGGTGTGATATCCGCTTTTCTGGTTAAATATTATGGGACAGGATGCGGACAGGTGCTTAATGAGCCACTCGGGACTATCACCACAAAAGATAGATTCGGGCTAGTAAATGTTCTGGTTGATATCCATGGAGAAAAATACATTATTTCAGATATCTTTCTCAGAATGTTAAAGCCGGAAGAATTAAAGGTAATGCAAGGATTTCCAAAAGATTACATCATTGATCGGGATTACAAGTGGAGAAGTTACCCGATTGCAAAACAAGTAGCAAGAATTGGAAACAGTGTTGTGCCGGTTATGGCAGAGACGCTTGTAAAAGCAAATTGCCCGTATCTGAAAGTTGGAGAGCGCAAAGCTGCACCGATGATTTATTTGCAGAACAACGGGCAGGTAGCATTCGGGAAAAAAAAGGAGTGATTATATGAAACCAATTTTAGAAAAAAAATTCAACTACAAAGGGCATCCATGTGTAGTTTTATTCATGCCCGGAGCGTACCGGTGCGGATATGTTGGAATCCCAAAAGCACATAAGTTAGCCAAGCATGGGGCTAATTTAGATTCAATCAGCTGTCATGGTGGAATCACCTATTCTGAATCTAAGTTGCAGTGCTGTGACGACGAGGACACATGGTGGATTGGATTTGACTGCGCACATTTTGGTGACGGATACGATATCGAAACAGCGAAACAGTATTTTGGAGATGACCCGGACTTCAAATGGAACTTTTCAATAATGAAAGACTTGTGGAAAAGTACAAATGAAGAGTGTAAATTCCAGTCATTAAAAGACGTACAGGACGGATGCAAGGAAATCGTAGATCAACTTGAAAGGATGTAGCTCCGGTTGGATTACAAGAAATTCAGACAGGCGAAAGCCATTGAAGCTAGCAACAAGAAGAAACTTCTGAAAGTAAATCCGAAGCTGGATGAAGGAACCGGAATATATATACTCTGGCGTACCGAAACCCATGGATATATCGGGCAGTCAGTAAAACTTCTTACCAGACTGGCACAACACATGTCAGGATACGAACAGCATATTGATCGTTCCATGAAAGCACATGGGTTGTATTCGGAAGGAAATAAGAGCGGATACAAGATTGATTTCTTTCACTGTCCGGTATCACAGCTTGATGAAAAAGAACGAGAATACATCCAGAAAGCCATTGATGCCGGATGGATTGTAAAAAATAAGACTGGCGGTGGACAGGATGAGGGAAAAGAAAAGATTGCTGATTACCGACCGGCAAAAGGATATCGTGATGGTATCCAACAAGGCAAGAAAGCTCTGGCCCGTGATTTATCACATATCATTGATACTCATTTGCAAATTACCCTGAAGCCAGAAAAGCAGAACAACAAAACTTCAATCAAAGCTTTTGAGAAATTCAAAGAAATGCTTGATGAAAGGAACTATGAGAAATGACTATACGTGAAATAAAGAGCAGAAAACATAAGGAATACAAGCAGAATCGTAAAGATATTTATTATTTCATCGTAAAATACGAAAAACGCAAAGGCGAAATGCCGCAGGTTAAAACGATAGCTGAGGAATTGGACTTAAGCCCCAGTGCAGTCCAGAGGCATTTACGTCAGTTTGCGGATGATGGACTGATTGAATTTTCGGGAAGCAATTCTCACAGAAAATACCGGTTGATAAGAAAGAACGAAAGATGAAGCTTTACGATCTGTACACCTTAGATGGGGCGTTCGTAGATACGCTTACCCGGAAAGAAGCTGTTGAAAGGTTCAGCCTTTCCGGGTGGGACTTCAAATCAAAAATAGACTACAGAGAACCTATCAATGGTGAATATTACCTGGATGATTCGGAAGACGATATCACTGTTAGAAAGCATAAGGACAAAGACATGCTTGCACAGTTTGACTTGCTCACATCAAAGTTGAGAAAAATATTAAAAGTGGAGGGAAAATAATGGCAGAGAATTGCAATGAATGTAGTATCGCATGGATACGTGGAAGTGATTATGCTGAGATATCGGCGTACAACGGAAGTACTTTAAAGAATCGGACGCTTAAGCTGAAAGAAGAAAACCCGGAAGATGTGAAGGTTATCGCAATCAACAAAGATGGCTCGATTTTCGCTCGTGTTCCGAGAAAATACGTGCCAAATTTACGAGCCCCGAGAAAGCTGACAGAAGAGCAGAGGGCAGAACTGGTTGAGCGAGGAAAGAACATGCTGAAATGGAAAGTAACTGATGTAGAAGAAACGCCAGATTTCGACTTTGACGATGAGAATGAAGAAATCCTCGATGGCAAAGATAAAATCGGTTTTTAGGAGAAAAAATGAGAGTAGATGTTCAGATGAGGAATAATGCCATAACGATTCAAGGATTGAGGGTGTATCTGGCAGAAAAATACGGGATCCGCAAAGGAAACCGTATCAAGTACACAGAACGCGGAGATGAAAAAGTAAAACACATTTATGAGGTCGATGCGATTTATCCGCATTGTGTGTTGCTGCGAGATATTTTCGATAACACAAGGATTTGTCCATGTTACGGAAAATTAAGAATGATGTTGAATGAAATTGAATAGGAATACCAATACAGAGCTAAATAATAACAAATAATACAGAAAGGAGCCAGCCTCCGGCCGGGGCAAGGGTATACCGGGCTTCTTAGAAAAAAATGAATTTAAAATGTGAAATATATCGTGATTCTATGCAGAATTATAAAAAATATGCAATTCCAAGAGCACAACTTGTAATTGCGGATGTACCTTACAATGTTGGAAACAATTTTTATGGCAGCAATCCAATGTGGTACACGGGCGGAGATAATAAGAACGGCGAAAGTAAATTAGCTGGAAAAGCAGCTTTCAACTCTGATTTCAACTTTAATTTGTATGAATATTTTCATTTTTGTTCAAAGATGTTGAGGAAAGAGCCTAAAAAGGCAGGGGTAAGAGGAAGAAGTTCAGACGCACCGTGTATGATCGTATTTTGTTCATTTGAGCAAATTCAAACTCTGATCAATGCGGCTGCGAAACATGGATTCGTCCACTACATACCGCTTGTGTTCATTAAAAATTACAGCCCGCAGGTACTAAAAGCTAACATGCGTGTGGTAGGGGCTACCGAATACGCACTTGTGTTTTACCGAAATAAGCTTCCAAAGTTCAGAAATGGAGCGCAGACGGATGAAAACGGAAAGACTATTCGTGGTACTGGAAAGATGGTTTTTAACTGGTTTCAGTGGGAAAAAGACGGAAAGGATATTCCTAAAATTCATCCCGCACAAAAACCAGTAGTAGTTCTGAAAAGATTAATAGAAATATTTACCGATCCCGGCGATGTAGTGATTGACCCATGTTGCGGAAGTGGCAGCACATTGAGAGCAGCCATGGAACTTGGCAGAAACGCATATGGATTTGAGATTGATAGAAATTTCTATCAGAGAGCTAAAGATGAAATGATTGTGTTCAATTCAGATGAGCAGATGAGTATTGAAGATTATTTTAAATAAATCATGGAGGACTGCACAATAGCGTGTCAGTTGCTTACATGGGGAAAGTGAGGATGGCAAGAGGATGGTAATAGTAAAATTAAACCCGATAAATAAAAATGATTTAAAAGTCGGAGATGTAGTTGGAGTTGCAAGGGAAGTACGGTGTGGATGGGGAACAAGTTTTAGACACGTCATGGTGTATCCGACAAAGATCATTCGTATAACTCCTAAACGAACCAAAATCGAAACCGACAAGTTCGGAGAACACGATAAATATGAGACATTTTATAAATATGATTCCGAAGCCACAAAAGAAAGTGAAATGGCAAAGAAATTCAAGGAGATCAGAGATGGTGTATATGCCATTGAAGATTTTAAGTCGAGCCGTGGGCTGAGAGTAATTAAAGATGAAGATTTAGACGCATTATCAGAACACATTAATGCAGTTGCAGAAATTCTGAAAAGTTATGGAAAGTGAGGATGGAAATGGAGGAATTAAAACCTTGTCCGTTTTGCGGAGGAAAGGCAGAAATGCTGATTAATGAATATAACGATTCAAGAAAAGAATATCTTGTAGCTTGTACAGAATGTGATGGAATGGTTGAACGTTGGAGAGAAACAGAGAAAGAAGCCGTAGAGCAGTGGAATCGAAGAGTAAGTGATAAGGAGGGCACAAAATGTTAATCAGAAGTCAGAACAAGGAATTTTTAGTTACACTTGAACTTTTACTTGATATCGAAGTTTCAGGTGGAGTAATAAGCGCAAGAAAAGATTATGGGTGGTGTTGCTTGCTCGGAGAATATTCTATCAAAGAAAAAGCCATGAAAGTACTGGATATGATTCAGGAAGCATATTGTAAATTTATGTCGGTAAAAAACGATGATGCTTGGAGCGGGAAATTATATTAATGGCTAAAGTAAGTTGGATTAAAATCGAGACAGAAATGTTCAACAACAGCAAGATTGGACACATCAGAAACTTACCGGAAGGAAACAATATTGTTCTGATCTGGGTAATGCTTCTTACAATGGCTGGCAGATGCAATGCGAACGGGCTTATCTTTTTAACCGAAAATATTCCGTATAACGAAAAAATGCTTGCTGATGAATTAAGATTTGATGAAAGTGTTGTACGGCTTGCACTATCAGTTCTTGAAAAATTCGGAATGATTACACGGGATGGAAATTTGCTTACAATTCCAGGCTGGGAAGAGCATCAGAATATCGAAGGTATGGACAAGATCAGGGAACAGAATCGAATCAGGAAGCAGAAACAGAGAGAAAGACAGAGAAATATGATTGAACAAGATATGTCACGTGACAGTTCACGTGACGTCACGCAACAGAATAAGATAAAGAATAAGAAAGAAGAATTAGATAAAGATATAGATAAAGATAATAATTTAATAGTATCTAAAGATACTATTCGTCAGACAGATGTCCGACGTGTTATTGAGGAGTGGAACAAATTACAGGATGTTGGCATTGCTCCTATCAGGGATATCAAACCAGCATCAAAAAGATGCCAGATGCTCAAAGGACGAATAAGAGAGTATGGCATGGACGATCTCTTAAAGGCTATGGACAACATCCGCCACAGCGATTTCCTGAGAGGCGAAAACAAAAATGGATGGATGATTACTTTTGACTGGTTTGTAAAACCAAATAATTTCTTAAAGGTTTTGGAGGGTAACTACAATGGGGACAGGAAACATGGATCTGGTGCAAAAACTCAAAGAAAAGTCGAGCCGCTTATCCCGTTCGGAACGCTCAGTGATGAGGGAGACTCAGACACATTGCCGTTTATGTGATGATTCCGGATGGGTTTGGAGCCGTGATCAATATGGAGTTCCGTACTGCCAGGAGTGTTCCTGCGGTATCCGCAAAAAAATGATTCATAGAAATCAGCTTAAGTTTGCAGAGATTCCAGACATCTACAAGGATGCAATGTTTAATAATTTTCGGTCGGCAGTATATCAGCTGCCGGAGAGCCGGGAAACAATAAGGCAGGCTGCGAAAGCTGTTCGCTACTGGGTGGAAAATATCAGCGATATGCAAAAACAGGGAATTGGGCTATATTTTTATTCTAGTACGAAAGGCTCTGGAAAAACCCGGATGGTATGCAGCTTGGCGAATGAACTGATTGAAAAACATCAGAAACAGGTAAAATTTTCAACGTCCATGAAAATCCTTGATGAGATCAAATCCACATGGGGAAAAAGATACAGCCCGGATAAAACGGAAGAACAGTTGATTGACGAACTTGCAAGAGCGGATATTCTAATCATTGATGACTTCGGTACAGAAACCGAAAAAGACTGGGTAAATGAGAAATACTATGAAATTATCGACGGACGCTATACAAGCCGAAAAATCACGATTTTCACAAGTAATTACTGTATTTCTCGACTAAATTATGATGAACGTATCACCAACCGGATTCTGGAGCGGTCACTTGAGATCCCATTCCCGGAAGAATCTGTTCGGGAACACATAGCGGAAACAATGAAACAGCAAATGATAGCAGGTATCATGGGAGGCGGAAAATGAACAGTGCGGTGTTAAAAAGAAAATTCACAGGGAAGCCGGTAACTATGCCTTATTCAGCTGCAAAGATTGAAAGAATGCAGCGGATGTTTGACGAGTCCAGAGAAAAAGTTCTGGCAGCCAGAAATGAAGAGATTGAAAAAGCGTACCAGAAAGGCAAGGAAGACGGAATCAGTAGAAGCGTGAGCGTTTTGAACAAAGTTGTAGAAAACGCAAGGGAAGAAGAAAGAGAGAAAAGCTACAACGCCGGTTTCGAACAAGGATTTACGGACGGACAGGACTGGGCGAATGTTGAGAACAGTGTAACATTGCTTTTGGCACTACATAGAGCATACGACTTTGAACCGGAACAGCTGATGAATGTAGTGGAAAAGAGTAACAAATATGTGCATCAGGCAAATGAAGGAAAACCGACTATCGGTACTCTTGCACGGCAGTTGTACAATGAATGCCAGATAAAGCTGTGCGAACACGAAGTGGAAATTTTAAGAAAGTACAGTTTGTTTGAAGAGGGTGACCCATATGATTAAGATAAGCGCAATGTACAAAGATTCCGGCGGAACAAATCCATATCACAGATGCGATGAATGTTTACGGTACCGGTCTGGAAAACATCCGAGGTGCCTGAACTACAATGGAGATGTGGACTGGAAACCGAACTACATTGCCTGCAAATTCTTCACAGATGAAAAGGAAGATGAAATTAAAGGACAGATAGATATATTTGATTTACTGTAAAACAAAGTAATTGATTGACCAAAAAATGCTAGAATCCATTTTATATAAGTTTGCATAGAAATATATGCCTAAAATGTTTTAAAAGGATTTTGAACCTTTTCGTCAAAGAAAGGAGTGCGACATGAATAAAGCGTTATTACTGGCATTGAACGAACACATATACCTTCAGGGACTGATCAGCAGAGAAATGAAAGAGAAAATTGACATTGAAATTCTCTCTGAAAATTAGCTTAAACTATTGAGCGGAGATGAGATAGAAGTTATAATAATCTTATCTCTGCTCTTCCAAACAGAAGGGAGAACGGGGCATGAACGTTTATCGTACTAGAGAAATACTGAAAACTTGCAGTATTTTCGATCTGAAATTAAAAGTGGCGTTTTACGCAAGAGTAAGCACAGAATCAGAAGACCAACAGGTTTCTATACATCACCAGGATGAATATTACAGAAACTTCATTGCTCAAAATAAAAACTGGGTATTTGTTGGTGCGTACATTGACAATGGAATATCGGGAATACGAACTGAGAAAAGGGACGAATTTCGACGCATGATGGCAGATGCCAAAGCCGGGAAAATTGATATGATTGTAACGAAAGAAATTACCAGGTTTGCGAGAAATACGCTAGACAGCATAAAATATACAAGAGAATTACTGATGTATGGTGTGTGTGTATGGTTTCAAAACGACAACATCAATACGATTGACGAAGATAGTGAGTTACGACTTACTATAATGTCCGGAATTGCCCAAGATGAATCAAGGAAACTCTCCAATCGAATAAAATTCGGACATGCACAGTCAATAAAAAATGGTGTAGTTCTCGGCGCTCGAATATACGGATACATCAAAAAAGACGGAAAACTTACGATTGATCCCAAAACAGCTCCGATGGTAAAAGAAATATTTGAAAAGTATTCTACAGGAGAATGGTCTACATCCACCATTGAGAAATACCTATACAAAAAAGGATATCGAAATTACAAAGGCGGAAAACTCAGCCGAGATAATATCAAAAAAATAATCAAGAATCCGAAATATAAAGGTTATTATTGCGGCGGTAAAGTAAAAGTTGTCGATATGTTCACTAAAAAGCAAGAGTTTTTGCCAGAGGATGAATGGACGATGTACAAAGACGACGGAAACCATGTTCCACAGATTGTAGATGAATCTGTATGGAATAAGGCAAATGTCATTATGCAAACACGGAGCGATGCGATCAAATCCCACAGAACATCTTTTAAGCAAAACAATTTGTTTACCGGATATATCTTTTGCGGTAATGATGGAGCACCGTACTGGATGAAACAACGCACTGCAAGAGGACGTGAAGATGTAAGATGGGTATGTAGTTATCGCATAAAAAACGGAGCGCAGAGCTGCAATTCTTTCGGAATACATGAGAAAGAATTAAAAATAATGCTTGCAGACCTTATCAACAAATCTGGTGATATCCAAGCAGCTATTGAAAAATATATAAGTTTGGTCGAAAAGAACATAGACTTCAGCAACGATAGGGCTGAGATAAACCGGCTTAAAAATATGATTCTTCAGCTAGAGAAAAAGAAAGACAAACTTCTCGATCTTAATCTGGATGGAATCATAACAAACTCCGAATATCTTGAAAAAAACGAAAAATTCAAGAATGAAATCCAAGACATAAGCAATAAGCTTTCCGAACTGGAATCAAAAGAAGAAGCCAATAAAGATTCCCATTTGAAATTAAAAGAAATCGGCAAGATATTAAATGATTTACAAGGAATTGGCCCGGAAGATATTACCAAAGCTGTTCTGGGTGAGTTTTTGGACAAAATAATAGTGAATCCGAAGCGCCCGCAGGAGTGCGAAATTCTGTTCTTTTTAAAGACCGGAGATGTAAAAAAAAAGTCAATAATCGAGCGGGGTAAACAGAGCTGTTCTGAATACTTTTTTTTAAATAAGTTCTCAGAACGACACGCCGTATTTTACAGGAAAATCAACTATGTGGATGGATGCGAAAAGGAATTTAACTACACTTACGCATTTGCAATCTAAATAATATACAAAAGATGAACGGAAGAGCAGAGATGTAATTTTTTGACATTTAACTAAATATTTGATAGTATGGAAACATACTAATGATGACATCGGTTCCAATTCCCGGAACAGGATGTCTTTTTGTGTTTTTAAGGGGTGATAACCATGAATCATACCGCATATGACGTAATGAGAGAATATATGATCGAGGGAGCAGAATTGGACGGACCATACCAGTTCCCCATGATGCCACGGTATACTGGCAGACCCGGAGCGGATACTGTCGACTTCAAAGACAGCTTTGACCGGCGGATAAAGAACCATAGGGACTTGACCGTCAATTTCTATATCCATGACAACGAATTTGAGAAAATCTGGAATTGCCCGGATAAATATATCGAGCATCTAAAATGCTTCAACAGCGTGATCGCACCGGATTTCAGCATGGCGGTCGGAGAAGGTGGTATGCCATTTGCTATGAACATCTGGCAGAAGTACCGCAACCATGCGATAGCGCATTATCTGCATATGAACGGAATCCGCATGATTCCAAACGTGAACATACCACCGGAATACTGCTACGATTGGATTTTTGACGGAATCCCAAACAGAAGCACGGTTGCCTGCTGCACCAATGGGCGAGTGAAGTCGAAAGCATCACGACTGGAATTTTGTAAGGGGTTTCAAGAGATGGTCCGGAGATTGGAGCCACTAAGAGTGATCATCGTTGGGCGGATACCACAGGAACTGCAAACAGACATAGAAATTATCAACTTCAAAAGCAGAAACCAGAAGATTAAAGACAGGGAGGGGAAATATGGGATTCTCAACTGAGCGATCAGCGCACAACAAAGTACGTAGGAAGAAAGATAAGACGGAACAGAAGGTGAAAGTTCGGAAACAACGGACCACATACAAAACGAAGAATACGGCTAGGAGAAAATCTGAGGGATTAAATAAATTAAATTGATTCGTGATTTTTTACAGCCTCTCGGAAGATGCTATGGATTAATATATGCAAGACAAACAAAATTGAAATCCGGAAATAAAGGTTATTTTCCAGCAGTTCTTTTTTTGACCGTTTTTCGGCATTTTTCTGTGTCTGAATATTGCAAATATTCAAGAACCGCCAGAAATATTGTTCGTTTCACAACTGACATGAACATTTCTGCAAAAGGCTGCGGACCGGTGACGGGGATTTCCCAGGCGTCAATAACTGACGCTCTAATTTCACCCACAACGCCCGCAAAACTGACAAGGCTATACTTCTTCGGCCGGAATCTAAACGGCCGTTAAAAAGCCAAATAGGGCGGTTGTACAGTTGGCCCAAAACAGAACATACTTTTGCCACTGGTCGGGCACTGTGCCCCGGATCGGTGCTAGCTGCACAGAGGCACGACAAAAAGAGCCGGAAACGGCTATATATAATCATAGTACCACCATACCGGCGCCCCGTCAACCGTGAGTGTTGATTGACGAAAGTACACAAAAACGGCTTGTAAATCTGGCAATGGTAAAAACATCAAGGAACGCCAGAAAGACGAAAAACAGTGAAAAAAGCAAATTAACAACCGTATTTCCGAACAAACAAAAAAGTTAAGTTGTCAAGGTACACGGCTTGTAGATAGATTTCACAAGCCTGATCCGCTCCCCAGGTCGTGAACCTGGTGCCGGACTGGATACCGGAAGAGCAGCAGAAAAAGAGCAGCGTTTTCACTGCTCTAAAAAATTAACATCAACTGACCGAGGCAAGTCCCGGAAAAACTCCGAAAAACCGGCGTCAGTGGTGTTGTACTGCCGGTCAGAAGTCGGGATGGTCTGCCCGTTTTTAAGCTCCATGCAAGACAGCTGCAAAAATCCGTCTTGTTTTGTTGACCTGTGCAGGGCGTACCGCATGACGGACACGGCTCCAGACTGACACCGCACCGGCGGAAGGTCGTACCAGATCAGCGGCACAGAACCGGAAGCGACCGCAAGAAAAACCTTTTCCGCTTCCTGGCGTGCTGCATCCTCTATCTTTTCGATTTCTGAAAAATCACCGCTTTTTATAGCGGTGATGGTTTGTTTTTGCGTGGGTTTTCTAATTTTCATTATAATGTTCTCCTTTTGTCCTCTCCTGGTAAAATGCAATTAATGTTACTTCTATCGGTTCTTTGCTGGAAAAGTAACGAAAATTTCTAAATTTATTGAAATCATGTTCTAAGTGGTTTTCTTCGATATAGTTTATTATTTGCATTAAGTTCATTTTTTTCTTTCTTCCCTGTACCCATGGGAGCCGGGTGTTTTTTTGCTAAATATAAAAAAAGTATTGACTATCTAAGGGAAAAATGCTATATTGTGATAGCTGGATGCTATTCGATTTTTCGAATGCATTTTCTAGGGCGGTCTAACGTGCGTTGTTAGATCACTTTTTTTATCGGCCCGTCAATTTAACTTGACTTTTCCAGCTGCATGATGTATTGTGATTATATCAGCTAGCAACAGTTGCTGATTCTTAACGTACCATGATTCCGTTGAGAGTCGCCACAGTCTACGGTGTGGTGTTGAGTTGAAAAGCATGTTTATAAGGATATGGAAAAAGACTATTATATTTTTTGTAATAGTCTTTTTTTATTGACTTTTTCCTGTAATCGTGCTATATTATTAATCAGTAACACATGTGTTACTTTTCAACGGGCCACGATTCCGTTGGAAGTCGTTCCGATCAATGGCGGAACGTTGAGTTGAAAAATATTATTATACACTTGTTTGTGTGAAAAGGCGGGAAGGCGTGACAGATGTCACGCCTTTTCACTGTTTTCTATAATCTCTCGGTACATTCTCGCGCCGCCGTCCCATTCGCTCCTACCGTCCAAATACTCTTCGGCGGTTTCTTCGCGAACTTCTCCGGAATTTTCAAAAAGCGCAATTTTCCCTGTACTTTTCTGTACAACCTCGATTGCTGATAGTGTGCAAAAAGGTTCGCAGCTTTCGCGGAAATTCTCCGCGCGGTCCATCAGCTCTATCATTTTTTTAAGCTGCGGGATTGAAAACGCCTTTAAATCCTCGTCAGTAAGTACGTTTTTAACGTACCACTGAATATTTTTTACAGCTTCTGATTTTTTGAATAACAATTCCTCTTTTCTCATGTTTTTATCCTCCATTTTTGATTTATTTTATTATACCAGTTTTTTGGCTGGTATTAAAGGACGCTGCCGGGAATCGAACCTGGCCGGAACCATTACGCCCGGGGATTACAGGATTAACGCTTTTACGGTTTTCAAGTCCTCCGTAAACTTCATGTTCTCCAGCCACCGCCCAGACGGTAACTTTTCATCAAAAGCCCAGTGATAACAATTTGTGTCCGACCAATACACGACCGGGGCGAAAGCTTTTATAAACTCCTTATCCTCTGCGGAAAGTGGCGCTTTTGCGTCAATAACCCAGTTCAGCCCGGTTGTGGTTTCCTTGCTTGTGATAACAGTATAACTTTTCATGTTCTTTTCCTCCTGATTTTTATTTTAAAAGGCCGCCGGGGAAATGCTCCCCGGTACGCTTACCGGCTCTGTTATGCGTAAATAGTACCAAGATTTTTGAACCGCCACATTGCAATAGCCAAATCCATTGCGCTATTAATCCAGTATGCAGGTTTATATTTATAAGCGGCGTTTTTATCTTTTTCAAACTCCGCAAGCGTCCATTGCACGCCCTGGTAGTAGATGATGTGAACGCTTTTTTCTTTATTGTCTGCGATTGCGTGACCACTGTATTTTTCCTTGTTGTTCAATACCATTTCAGCGACTGGGAGAAGATCGGCAGCGGCTTCTTTGAAAATCCCATATTCATATTGACAATGCACATACACATTGCATCCCGCCAGAATTTCGCCGCTGTGTTCGTCATAATCGACTTCAGAAAATCTTTTTACGATTTCCTCTACTTCTGAAATTCTTACAAGTGGATTTTTGATCGTGATATTTACAGAAGTGTCATATAATGCCGCCCTGACTCTGACAGATAAGTCTTTGCTTGTGAATCCGCTTTCTTTTAATGTCTTACGGATCAGCTGGGACAACTCTTTGTTGCTCATTGTGTAATAACTCATAGCTTATTCTCCTTTTCTTCTTTTTTTAATCCGGCGGTTGCGTTGAGGCTACGGCTATACCGCCGCCGGAAAGGTTAGAACTTGCTCGGCTTTTCGTACCGGATAACCGGAACTATTTCACCGGATTCTAAAATCTTCAAGCCATTGTACATTGGACCGTTAAGCCCCCCGGAGCTTCGGCTGCCATTGCAGTTCCTCCCGGGTCTCTGGGTTGTAATGTGTCCCGTAAATCAAGGCCCGCATTTCTTCCAGTGTCTTGATCTCTTCGGGGAGATCATAAACACATTTCCCGACTGTTGATGTTCCAATTATCATACTGTTTTCCTCCTTATGACTACTGACATAGCAGCTAATAACATTTCGTGGACTTTGCTTTCCTCTCTAAATGTGTATTTGTCTTTACCTGTCGCTTTCATCCAGATGATTGAATAAAAACAGTTGATATTTGATAAAGCTTTAAGGATAGTGTCTTTCATTTTATTCCCTCTCTTTCTCCCGGATCAGCGTCCGGGGTGAATGTTTTTTGTTTTCCTTTGATGGTTATATAATACACTATTGTGTATTAAAAGTAAATATAAAAAATACACAAAGATGTATTGCAAAAATGTATAAAATACACAAAAATGTACAAGGTAATTACCATTGACATAAAGTACATAAAAGTGCATTATAATATATATAAAATAGAAAGAGAGGAGATTTTTCAGATGCCGGAAACAGAAAAAAGAAAGAATTTATATAACGGAAACATTTCATATAGTAGATTGTGGGAAACAATGGAAAGAAGGGGAGTGAAAAAAGCTGATCTCAAAAATAAAGATACTTTTAACCTTTCGCCGACATTGGTAAATAGACTGGTAAAAAATCAAAATGTAAGTGTTGACACAATAATGTATTTGTGTGATCGCCTTGAATGCCAGCCGTGTGATATATTAGAATATAAAAAATAAATACACAAAAATGTATTTATTATATTGACATACGATACACAAAGATGTATAATAAAGACAGTTAAAGAAGACAAGCACACAAGCCCCAGGGCGGGGCGGATCAGGAGGGGAAAATGATTAGAGTAAACGGATGGACCAATCACATGGAGAAAATCGGAAACATGGTATTCCATGTTTCTGTAGACAGCTATAAAAACTATCTTGTTAAGATTTACAACGGGGCGGAAATATTTCCATCCCAGACGGTTACCTTTGGGGATCTCGGCAAAGTAGAAAGCTTCCTGAATGAGGAAGCGAGAAAAAGTGGAAATGAAAGACGTTTCCGCGGTACATATGAATGGGGAGGAAGTAAGAAATGAAGAAGTTATATGATGTGGTCAGCAAGGCCACAAAAATTAACAAAATAACAGGGGCAGAAATCCCGGCGGAAGTGTTCCACGGTCCATATACGATCGTTGGACACGACGAGGAACGCTTTTACGTGCAGCACGGAAACGAAGGCAACTTCTTCCCGGAGGGCGTCGAAGGATGCAGTGAAATCGTCCCGAGAATTTCAGGATTTCTGAAGAACCAGTGGAAACTGGTAGAAAGATAAGGAGGAGAAGAAATGAGAAAATTAAATAAAATGTATCTCTGTTACCTTGGCAACGGTAGCAACTGCCTTTACTGCAACCCTACAACAGGAAGAGCAGAGGCGGACGAAGTAAAAGTAATTCTTCCGGAAAGTGTGGAAATCGCAACTATGGTTTCTGGAATGCGCATGGTAGAATACCACAACGGCTACTACCCGGACAACGCCCTTTACACAGAGGGGAACAAGGTATTTACCCACACTTATCAGAGCGGAGATATAGACGGAAGACCGACCGGAAAGCCGATTATGGTTGCGGAAATGGTGGAAGAATAATAGCTCCATTTTGGATCCCTACAAAAGGGAATTAAAAGAAAAGGAGAAAGAGAACATGAAAAAAACAATTGATCTTTTAGAAAAAGTTGTGAAAATGGGATTCAGTAGGGAAAAGGCTCTCAGAGATATCGACGCAAGCCTTGACGAAGAGCTTGGAACCGAAAACCGAAAGCCACTGATGGAAGAGGAAATTCCCGATCAGCTTTACGAGGACATCCTTTTTGGCTTCAGATGCGAGGCCGAAGAGCCATGAAGGCAGTGTTAATTGAGGGATACATGGAAAAGGGCGTTTTTGCAACGCCTTTTTCGCACGCCGGGAAAAGAGTATATACGTACCCACTGCCGCCTTTTTCTACAGTTGCCGGGATGGTCCATTTTTTGTGCCGGTGGAGCAGCTGGCACGACATGAATATATCAATAGCCGGAAGCGGAACAGTGAACGAACAGGAGTTTGTCATGCGCTGGAAGGGCGGAGCTTATGCCGGATCAGAAACGGAAGCCTGGCATTTTCTGTGCCAAAACGCCCCTATAATTATATTATATATATAATCCCCTATTAATTAATTCTATACAGTACTGTATAATAACATCTTTTAAGCCCCTCCTAGATTCTGAGTTGATTAATATATACTTAGATACACTATATTATAATATATATAGCTCTATAACGCTGTATATTGAGTTATAACGGATTATTTTATAAATAGGTCTTTTATGATACCAATGAGAAATAAAATTAAATTTATGCTTGCATAAAGGTTTTATATGTGTTATTGTAAGTGACAGATAAGCAAATACATTTACGATTTTTTAAACAAAGGACGAAACAAAACTGAAAAGCATTTACGGAACTTCCGGCGCTGGGTGTAGCTGCTGGGCGTGTTCTTCGATTGCTGACCGGTTTGTTATCGTTCTTTTTTTATTTGCTAAATTAACAGATTAACGTTGTAAAGTGAGGTGATACAGTGAAAAATACAACAACTACAGTACAAGGAATTGAAGTATACGAAAATAAAATATGGCAATTGGTAGATGAGTATATCAACACTGTATTATGCATACACCAAGAAGATTACGACAATATAGAAAAGTACAAGAAAGATATTGCAGATAACAGAATAGATATGTTCTTCTATATCTCAGATCGTATAGAAAAGCCTGGTAATGATGATATAGATCTATTAGACAAGATATTTAATATATATATTCGTATTTGCGGTAGATATGGTATATCACCTACTTTACAAATGTTTAGTTTGATGGTTGGAATTAATAATGGAACTTTTAGCGATTGGGTGGATGGGCAGTATAGGGTGGGCTCAAAACATGGCGAAACGGTGAAAAAATGGAAGGAAATATGTGCAGGCTTCGCCCTTGATAAGCTGCATAATCAAGCCGGAACAAACGCAAACTTGATTTTTGCTTGTAAGGTAGCTTATGGCATGGCAGAGACAGCACCAATTCCGGCAGGACAACAAAATAGCATCCCGCAGCAGTCAGCGCAGCAGATCGCGGACCGGTACAAGAGCGCACTGGAGCTTCCGGAGATGGAGAGACCGAAGCTGTGAACACGAAAACAGCCAAAACACAATATATTGTATCGACCAAGATGTAAACACAATATATAGTTTACTGCAATGTATAAATAGGGTGTACTTAAAATGCACAATGAACAGCACGAGAAAATTTGTGCAATATGACGAACGAAAAGCGGCATCAACTTCCTCTGACTACTGCCGAAGGCCGAACAACAACAGTGTGATCCGGTGCAGCGGGTCCCATGGGGCGGCGGGCTGACCGGATAGCGTACAGATGAGACGGGGACCCCCTTGGAGGGAAAGCCACCAGGAGCCGGGCGAGCCCCCAAAGCAAATAAAATAACAAAAAGGCCCTTTTCACATGGCAGAGATAGTGATTCGAACACGACAAGCCGTAAGCCTTAACGGTTTCTCTGCCAACACAAAATAAGGCAATACCAAGAAAGGCAGGTATGAAGAATGAATGAAATGATGATTTTTAGCAATCCAGAATTTGGAAACGTAAGAACAGTGACGATAGACGGAAATCCTTGGTTCGTTGGAAACGATGTAGCAAAAGCATTAGGATACGTAAAAGAACGAAACGCCATTGCTAATCATGTCGATAAAGAGGACGCCCTGAAATGCAGCCTCCCTTCAAACAGCGGAGTACAGGAAACAATCGTGATAAATGAGAGCGGTTTGTTTTCACTTATACTATCAAGCAAACTCGATTCTGCAAAAAGATTTAAACATTGGGTAACAGCAGAAGTCCTTCCTTCTATCCGTAAAACCGGAAAGTATGAAGTTGGTCAGAAACAAGATTCTTACCAGATAGCTGATCCGATAGAGCGAGCTAAAAGATGGATTGAAGAACAGCAGGAAAAGCAGTTACTTGAACAGAAAGTGCAGGAGCAGAAGCCCAAAGCGGAGTACTTCGATTCTCTTGTAGACAATAGACTGCTCACAACATTTCGGGACGCTGCGAAAGAATTTCACATGCCACCCAAGACGCTTACGAAATGGCTGTCAGATAACGGGTATATTTATCGAGACCGGCACAATATCATAAAACCATACGAACAGCATCGAAAGTCAGGGCTTTTCCAGATGAAAGATTTTTCAACGCCTTATGGGTATTCAAATGTTCAAACATATATCACTATAAAAGGCAAGGAAACATTTCGACTGTTACTACAGGGACAAGGACTGGTTAGGGCATAAAAAAAGAGAACCATTACGGTTCCCTTTTGAGATCATCAGTGGTCAGTTTGATTGATACATCTGGTTTTGGTTCAATTATCAATTGACATTCCAGAAAATCAAGAATCTGAATTAGTTCATCTGCGGATATGCTTCCCCTTGAAAATTTATTTGCAAGTGATTGCGGGAGCATCCCAAGGTGCTGAGCTAATTGAACACTGGTTACTTTTTTCATCTTCATTATTTGCTTTATCTTATCAGAAACCATATAAATACCTCCTATTGACATTATCATAATCAAAAACGTTTCGATAGTCAATAAAAAATACTCATAAATGTGTATGAACCACTTGCGAATATAATCAATTAGATGTATAATTGACTCATAAATAAACGGGAGGGATTATACATGAAAATTGGATATGCAAGAGTATCGACAGTAGAGCAGAACGAAGCGAGGCAGATGGAGGCATTGAGAGAAGAAGGCGTTGATAAAATTTATATGGATAAGAAGTCCGGCAAGGATTTCAACCGTCCAGAGTATCAGAAGATGATCGCTTCTCTTAAGAAAGGTGATGTGCTGGTAGTCCATTCGATTGACCGACTTGGCAGAAACTACGATGAGATTACAGAAGAGTGGAGAAAAATCACTAAAGAGATTGGAGCAGACATTATTGTACAAGATATGCCATTACTTGATACTACGCGGAATAGAGACTTGACTGGAAAATTAATCGCAGACATCGTTTTGCAGGTCTTTTCATACGTGGCACAAAGAGAACGAGAAAGTATCCGCCAGCGTCAGAAAGAGGGTATCGCAATCGCGAAAGCTCAGGGCAAGTATAAAGGACGAGCAAAAAAAGAGGTAGACAAAGAACTCTTCGAGAAAACAAAGCAAAGATGGCAGGCTGGGGAAATCACCAAAGTTCAGTTTGCTGAAATCATGGGAGTATCAAGAGGAACACTATATAAAATGTTGGGAGGGGAACAGTAATGATAGACTTTACAAATAAGTGTGTTATCACAGAAAGCGATGTTGAATCAGCGAAGCTTCTTAAGATGGCAATTTCTCAAGGCTTTGCGCTTCCGAAAGGCGAAAAAGTAATGGAATCATGCAGATTTTTCCGTTTTATCGGAAGTCCATATAAAAGCGTGATTGCGCTGTCAGCAGTAACACAGGAAATGTATGATCGAGCTATATTATATTCGCATTTATTCGGGAATGAGTTGGAAGAATTGATGAAAATTTCTGATTTGGCTGCTAGGTGGTGCCGTACATATGGATACAATCATCTCAGTGTATACGCTAATGAAGAAGCTGACATATACACTGGGCGCGGGATTGCTAAAAACAAAGATGGTGCGGTGCAAGATGTGAAAATCAAATTAAATAAGCCACGTAAAATAACGGTAGCTGAGCTTGAAGAAAAGCTAGGTTATCCAGTGGAAATAGTAAGTTGAGGATACATCCTATGAAAAAGAATAATCCACAAGGCGAATCCATTCGTATCCGGTTGCCGTACCAATTGGAGCAAAGACTTATAGCTGAAAAGAACCGAACCGGCAAAAGTGTGTCACAGATCACAAGAGAAGCCTTGATACAGTATTTTCGGAAAAGGTAGGTAAAAGCCGATGCTCGAAAAAATTTTTAAAAATAAAAAAGGCGATTCTCATGAAGCGGACAATGGTTTTTGGAGAAAGACTTTAAAAAAAGACAGAGTATACGAATATCATCACAAGAAAGCTGTTTTAGAAGACGGAATGCTTTACGATACAGAATCAGCGAAAAAGGTTTTTACGGACGAAGCTAGTTTGGAATATATCGCACTCGGAAGAACAGTGCAAAGAGTTTACTTCTTAACCCCGAACGGAAACTGGTTTTCCGCTAAAGAAAAAATCGAGACTGAAAGCGGAATCACTGATGTCGGCGAATATCGTATACAGGTCACAAAAACCATTTACACATACAGCGATCTTCGAATAGAGCAAAAATACAAGGTTAAAGACCTGATTGGAAGAAACGACTATGAGTTATACAAAGAATATTTTGGAGAGGTAAAAGAGGCATGAATAAAGAAAAAGGAATCTATGAGTTGTTACCGTCAGAACCAGTTGACGTAGCAGCTATGCTGATAAAAGCAACGATTGTTACGGACGCACCGGTATTCGCGGCGCTTTCCCCAATGCTTGAAGGCAAAATGGTTGCGATTCCAAAGTATGATCCAGTTCAGCTTCAGGAAATCGCAGAGCATCTTCTGGTGTACTGCAATGCACAGGAAAGGGGCTGCGAGTATGAGCTTAACGACAGCGAATAAAAACACCAGTTCTCAATCAATTACTGATGCAATTTCAGTTTTAAGACACGAACTGCTTCAACATGGAGAAATATACCAAGGCTTCAAATCAAGCCTGAAATCGGCTCTGGAAATCTATTCTACATGCAGACTTCCATTTGAGCCTGAAGAAGAAACAGCAGAAAAGATTCTTGATTTCATGATTGGAGGAGAACGATGAGGACGATATTTACGATAATCGCACTTGCTATCAACATCCTGATGTTCACTTCGGTAAGTTCCGAGATCGTGACAAATAACAACAAAGACAAATGGGAATCTGCCGCTTGTTCGATGATTCTTATTGGAACCGGAATAAGCGTGATTTTATTTTTGACATCCCTGTGAGGTGAAATAAATGTTACTGGCATTTCCAATGGTTTTAACTCCGCTGATATTGGTAGAGCGGATTAAAATAATAAAAGCAAAGGTACAGTCCTCGACGCATGGACTTGGAGGAAGGTTCATCATGGACAGGACGAGGCATGAAATCCCTAGATAGCCTGTATCAGTACGGATTTATAATAATGAAATAGATATCCAAAACCAAATTTCCTCCAAATGAGTTACGACTGATACAGGCGTTCCAGGGAAAACATAAATATATCAATGGTGTTTTTGAAGTATATCACGTGCGGCAGGGTTGAGCGACTGCCGCAACATAGCGCATTGGCGAAGCGGTAACGCACCGGACTTTGACTCCGTTATGCGTGGGTTCGAATCCCACATGCGCCGCTCTGCATCGGGTTTCATCTTTCTTTTGATGCAGATTGGATTTTCTTTTTCCTTTTTTTATGAAATACCCTTTAACCACCTATCGCAACGGCGATGACTAAAGGAACAGTCAAATGTTCCGGGTGGTTTCAACCTTTGTTGCAGCTGGCGGTCAAGAACTGCAACAGTAGTGAAAAGACAGATATCGCAGCGACCCTGTATCTTTTTGCTACTCAGGAAGCTTAGCTCAGTTGGTTAGAGTAACCGGCTCATAACCGGTCGGCCCTGGGTTCGAGCCCCAGAGCTTCCATTTCTCCCAAAGCTGTCCATCCGTTTTATGGATAGAAAAAACTGCCGAATGTGTGTATGTGGGTTGTTTTTCAGAAGGTACGTAACGGCGTAGCCGGAGTGAAAAGGCAACTTCCCGTTCGGTTCTGTCTCTGAGTTGAATATGTCGCCAATGAGTGCACGTTGACGACAGGGAGTTTTCAAGAGGCATTTCAGGAATAATCCTCCGAAACAACTCCGTGGGACTGACACAGATGAAAACAGTCTAGTGGAAAGCATAACACGATAAACCTATTGCTAACCCGGATTGCACCGGGTTATTCGGAAAGTGCAAGTAACTGGGAACGGCGTGGTCATAGACTAGGTCTTGGTGGTTCGAATCCATCCTTTCCGCTTGTCTGGAGCCTGAAAGTTTGGCGTGGGAATAGCGCAGGGCGGCGCATGGGAATGTAATTCCGAGTTCCGGACATGTTTGCTGCCTATCGGATTGCAAAGTGGTCTCCCTTAAAGTAGGCAATAAGTGAACGTGCTGAAATGGTTCTTCCAGATATGTACATGGCAGGATAGAGAAGCGGAATCTCACAAGGTCCATACCCTTGAGAACGGCGGTTCAAATCCGTCTCCTGCAATTAATTCGTTCGTTCTATGCTGTCAGTGCACGGGCGGTCTATGGTTCAAGCGGATTAAACCCATGGGAAAAGGTTGATGTTTATCCTGAGGACTGCTGGGCAGTACGAAAAGCATATCATTTATATGTTGTGCAAAATGGAAATCATCTCATTCATTTACCGAGGTGATCAGCCGTAGTAAGCGGCATGGAATGTAGCTCAGGTGGAAGAGTGCACTGCAAAAGTGAGGTCGCAGGTTCGATTCCTGCCATTCCGATTCCGGTAAATTGCCATTATCGGAAAGCATTTCCAAAATGCTCAAATTTACCTTCTGATTGGTTCCGGTGGTTCACGTTGGGTGACGATGCGTGGTTCAAGTCCACCCGCCGGACTTTTTTATTTTTGGTAGTAACATTATGGAAAAAGATCATTGTTGCACATGCAAATGGTATGCACTGGAAGAAAGCGTATGCTGTAATGGTGAAAGCGAACGTCGTGCAGATTTCAGATATTTGGATGACAGTTGTGAATGTTGGGAGGGTATTGAAAATGACAAAACAAGAAGCAAAGAAAATGAAAAAAGAATTATCTGATTACAAAAAGATATTTTCGGAATTAGAAGAGAGATGCAGCCCAGAAGCATTGGAATACTGGCACCGTCATTTGTGGTACGGACTTACTATCCAGTCAAATGCTGAAGCGGCAGCCCCAAAAGAGGGAGAACCCCCTAAACCACCTTTTAAATTAGCAGATTGGCTGATTGACAGAGAATCAAAAGATGGGATCCGATTATACGGAAAGAATGATCTTAAACAAATTGCCCTACACCTTTTTATTCATTGTGATGACGAATAATGCAAATAGCAGGCAAAGAAATCAAAGATGAATGTTCCAAGTGCGGAAATATCCTTGAATGCGAATTGTTCCGTCAGGGACATGGAATAAAACAGGAACGTGAGAACATAGCAAAGATGATCAAGTGCCAGATGAATCACAGGGAGGAAAGAGAGAAATGAACGAACTGAAGGTATTAAATGAGCAGGAAGTGTTAGGAAAACAGTTTAGAGTTTACGGAACAGCAGAGGAACCGTTATTTGTGGCCAATGATGTAGCTGATTGGATTGAACATAGCAATGTGACGGAAATGCTCAGAGGAATTGATGATGATGAAAAGCTGGTCTCAACAATTCTTAGGGCAGGTCAGAATAGGCAAATGAATTTGCTTACCGAGAACGGACTTTACGAAGTCCTGATGCAGTCCAGAAAGCCGATTGCCAAACAGTTCAAGAAAGAAGTCAAAGAGATTCTGAAGACTATCCGTAAGCACGGCATATATGCTACGGACAATGTTATTGATAATATCCTGAATAATCCAGACTTCGGCATCGAGCTTCTGACTAAACTGAAAGAGGAACGTGCTGCAAGAGTAGAAGCCGAGAGAAAGAATGCTATCCTGATGCACGTCAACAAAACATATACCATTACTGAGATTGCCAAAGAATTGGGGCTGAAATCAGCAATGCAGCTAAACCGAATCCTGGCAGAAAAGAAGATACAGTATCAGGTAAACGGTACGTGGTTGATGTACTCCAACTATAGTGACTGCGGATATGAGGAAATCAAACAGGAAGTATTGGATTCTGGAAAAGTAATCTACCATAGACGGATTACACAGATGGGACGGGAGTTTATTCTTGGTTTGTTTGAGAAGACGGCTTGATTGCGAAAGGAGAATTACCATGATTAAAAAGCTTTGCAATCTCTATATAAAGCACAAAACAAAGAATCTCACAAGGATTCCACTGTTTACAATGACTTTTAACTGGCGGAAATTCCAGAAAGAGGGAAGAAAAGGCAGTTGCATAATGTACACGATACATCCAGATATTGCAAACGATCAATTTGTTAGAGAAAAACTGTCTGAATGCGTGGATTATATTCGAGATAACTACGACATGGAAATATTTACCAAGATTTGAGGGAGGATGCCATGAGGATTGAAGATATGAAGAACTGGACGGTAGATCAGCTGAAGAAAGAAGTTGTCCGACTATCTGAAGAATGTGAGAAAAGACAGCATGAAATTTTGGATTTACAAGAATACCAGATTGAGCTGGAAAGAGATTGTGATGTGATGATGTATGGAGAGCCTGAATTAATTAACGATACACAACCAGATAAAAAGGAGACAGATTTTGCTGCAAGCTTAAAAATGTATGAAGATCAGCACCAGTCCGATTGCATTACAATCAACCAGCTTCAGACCGCATTGGATGTACTGGTTGACCGGTACGCAAATCTGAGAAAGATTCATGGGGTAAGTTGATATGAAAGAATTTAAAACAGCATCTGGGACAATCAAAATCAAAGAGATAATCCCGTTGAATACATGGCAATTTCCGATTGAAGTAAACGGACGAATTAAAACAATTAAAAAAATTTTGGAAAAGGAGCCATTCGTAAAAGGCATTGTATACATTAAACGAATAGCTTTTTTCGATGGAGAACTTGCAACACAACAATTAAATGAACAATGGCTTGTTGATATTTTACGATGCGAAAATGGTTGCACAAAAATTGTATCCGAAAAGATCATATTAGAAGAACCGTTTTATGATGCATCTCAGAATAAGACGATGACTTATGGAATCCAAGTAATAAGCAACTATAATGTCTCAAATAATTACTTGCGAATGCACGAAATTCCCCATATACGCAGCGTTGCAGGGCGAAAAGGAGTGAGAAAGCATGAAAGATAATGAATATTTACTTAGAAGTCCTTGGATAGAAGCCGTTCAAAACTTGTATCTTTCTTCAGGAACACTTACAACATGCATTGCTTCATACAAAAATAATTATCTTAAAATGCATGGAAAACGCAAAATAAGACAGGTCGCCGGAAGAAAGAGAAAAAGGAAGTTCCACAATCAATTCGGCGATAATGCAAGAAGCAAAATAAGAATTTATCTTAAACGGAAACGTAAAGGCATTAAGCATAAAAAGAATAGGAGATTAAAGTGAGCATTAAATCAGCATTTGAATCTGAGGGGATAGATTTCTCTCAGGTAATGAACCCGCCAGAGCCGTGGGACGGACGGACATTAATAAAGAATGTCAATGGCAAACTGTGGTATTGTTGCCCTTTTTGCGAGAAGAAAGCACTTCTTATTAGCCCAGAGACAAAAATTCGGCATCTTAAATTGAAATGCAAGGGTAGTAACTGCAAGAAAGAGTTTGAGGTAAATGTATGAGAATTGTGGTTAAAAGGATTCCGATTGAGATCATCGAACTTGGAATAGAAACATATGCGCAGATTGATATCGAGGAAATTCTTCTTACATCTTATCCGCCAATTACAAAGACCGTTTTAAAATTTTATACTGAGTACACTGCATTTGAATTCCAAAAGGAATATTCAGTAAAAATAAAAAATGATGATATGGTCATAAAATGTTATATTGGAGGACTTTCAAATATTCTAATTCAAAAAGACGCAGGAGAAAGAACTGCTGTTGAATGGTATCCGGTTATATGCGATTCGGAGGTACATAATGAAAATAATCCTTTGACTTGTTATATAAACCCACCTTATCCAGAAACAAAACTTGATAAAACTATAAAAAGAATCAATGAATCACAGAAATTTGATTCAGTATTCAAAATTGACTTTGATGAATTTTTTGAGCGACATACCAGAATGGAATTGGCACATATCGCACATGAAATTATCCAATGCGTCGTAAAACCCCTTGCTTCAGCTATGGGGATATAAGACGCGTCCATCGAATTTATGCAAGTAATTGAAGATGGACAAAATAGTAATTGTATTAACTAATGAACCATAGTATAATATAAATATGAACACAACATATAAATCAAACAACAATGTCGTCTATTCTTGTAAATACCATGTAGTATGGTGTCCAAAGTATAGACGAAAAGTATTAATTAATGGTGTGGACGTCCGGCTGAAGGAGCTGCTCACAGAGTATGCTGCAAATCTTTCTGTAGACATTCTGGAAATGGAGATCATGCCAGATTATGTTCATATGCTTTTGGAAGTAGATCCTCAGTTTGGCATCCACAAAGCTGTAAAGTCATTTAAAGGCTATACGTCCAGAATTTTAAGACAGGAATTTCCCTATCTTAAAACGAAAATGCCGACTCTCTGGACAAACAGCTATTTTGTATCGACGGTGGACGGTGCTCCGCTGGAAACAGTAAAACAGTATATTGAAAACCAGAAAACATCGCAGAGACAAAAGGATAAGATGGGATAATGCAAAAAGGAATTAAATTTAGAATCTACCCGAACAGAGAACAGAAAAACTTCATCCATCAGACCCTGGGATGCTGCCGGTTCATCTACAACCGGGGACTTGCCATGCGTAAGGAAGGCTATGAAAATGGGGAAAAGATCGGCTATTCCCAGACTTCCGCCATGCTGACTGAACTGAAAAAGCAAGAGGAGTTTGCCTTTCTGAAAGCAGCAGATTCCATTGCATTACAGCAGTCTTTGCGGGATCTCGACCGGGGATTTGTGAATTTCTTTCAGAAACGGGCTTCCTATCCAACCTTCAAAAGTAAACATAACCGGTTCCAGTCATACAGAACGGTAAATCAAAAAGATAATATTCGTATTGTGGGAAGATATATCAAACTTCCGAAACTTGGATCTGTTAAAATACGGCAGTCGATGGAAGTGGAAAAGATTAATCACGTGATCATTGAGCACACACCGGCTGGAAAATATTTTGCGGTTTTAAATGTTGATTTTGAACCGGAACCATGCTCAAATGCTGGCGGAACGATAGGGATTGATGTCGGAATCAAAGCGTTCTACTCCGACAGTAATGGAAATACGGTATCAAATCCCAGATATCTGGAACGCTCAATGCGAAAACTCATAAGAGAACAGCGCAGGCTTTCCCGAAAACAAAAAGATTCCCATAACCGCGAGAAGCAGCGGATCAGGGTGGCAGGAGTGTATGAGAAAGTAACCAATCAGCGGAATGATTTCCTGCAGAAACAGTCAACGATGCTGGTGCGTGAAAACCAAACCATCTGTATTGAAGATCTGAATGTTAAGGGGATGATCCGGAATCATAAACTGTCAAAATCGATAGCGAGTGTTTCCTGGGCAAAATTTTTTGAAATGCTGGAATATAAAGCTGGCTGGTATGGAAATGAAATTCACAGAGTACCAACGATGTATCCGAGCAGTCAGACCTGCAGCTGTTGTGGCTACAGAAATCCACGGATAAAAAATCTGGGCATTCGTATCTGGGAGTGTCCCAAATGCCATGCGGTTCATGACCGGGATACGAATGCAAGTATCAATATTCTGAAAAAAGGACTGCAGATGCAGTCTGCATAAAGATAAAAACTGTACCGTAGGGCATACGGGAACAGTATAAATATAGCTTGTGAACACTGTGTAAGACATTGCAGTACCGTAAGGTGTTTGCCAATGCAGTAGTGGGAGAAGCAAGAATCCCCCTGCTTTAGCTGTGGGGAGTGTCAAGTTCGAACGAGTAGAAGATATAAATAAAAAAGACGAGTGGTGGGATTCACTTAGAAGCATCGTGAGGTGAATGTATGATATGGAATGAAGAAATATCGTTTGATGGATTCCAAAAGAAGATTGATGAGTGGTACAAGGATAAAGACTTTGAACTGTGCGACCCACCTATCAGCGCTCAGTTTGCTTTAGACTTAATTTTCAAGACATTAGTAGATGATAGAGAAGATTATCCGTATCTCACAACTATGTCAGAAAACACAGAACAAACAAATAGCATCATGCTTGATTTGATTCTTCGGAAATACAGCCGCAAATATAGAAAATACTTGAAATTAAAAAAGAAAAATAAATAAACCAGTCAGAGAGCCACATGAGAGCCAGACTAAATCCTAAGAAGAAAGGCGGTCTGGCTCTATTTTTATGCAAAAATTTACAGAAGGCTCATTTGAATGGTATCGGGTAGTCTTAAATCAAATCATCAGCGGAGATATGTCTGTTTACCAGAATCAGAAAGACTGCCTTGATCTGCTGTTAAACATGAACATTGATTTGCCGTTTACGGAGAATTTAGAAGCACAGCAAATGGCAATAAAAGTAAGTAAGTATGCTCATAACGTAGCCGCAAGACAAGCTGCATTGACGGGAAGCGGTAATTTTGATGATATCTACTGGCAGTATTTGCTGCTAGAAGCTCCATGGCTATTCGAGAGTTATCTGCACTACATGGAAAAGAACAGGCAGCCACGAAGAAAATTCTATGAGCCGAGAAAAAAGACATTAAATGTTCTCGTACAGGATCTGCAGGACTTAGAGGACGGAAAGATTGAGTTTCTTGGCGTGTCTATGCCGCCCCGAACCGCAAAGTCAACCACCTGTATATTTTTCCTGTCCTGGATAATGGGTAAACGCCCGAACAGCCATAACGCTATGAGCGGTCACAGCGGAATCCTTGCCGATGGATTTTACGGAGAAATACAGAACCTTATTTCGACACCAGAATATACTTTCAACGAAATCTTTCCGTCTGCAACTCTTGAAAAGAAATCGGCAGAGAAGAAAGAAATCAACCTTGGCGCACCGGACCGATTTTCGACGCTGACTTGTCGTGGTATTGATGGAACATGGACAGGTTCCGTAGATATATCTTCAGACGGTTACTTATATGTGGATGACCTTGTTCGTGACAGAACTGAATCATTAAGTCCAACACGTCTGGAAAACCGGTATCAGGATTATCTGAACGTTCTGGTTGACCGTAAAAATGACGGTGCACGAGAGTTGATGGTCGGAACCCGATGGAATGTCATGGATCCTCTTGGAAGAGTGGAGACTAAAAAGAAAAATAATCCACGGTACCGCTTTAGGAAGATTCCGGCATTGAATGAAAATGGTGAATCCAACTTTGATTATGACTACGGCGTAGGATTTTCCACAAAATATTACGTGGATATGAAATCAAGACTGGATGCTAACGAATGGCAAGCCAAATATCAGCAAAATCCATTTATCCGTGAAGGAATCCTTTTTCCGGAAGATGGACTTCGGTACTATAATGGAATACTTCCGGAAGGTGACAGCCGTGTTGTTACTGCCTGTGATGTTGCATGGGGCGGTGGGGATAGTCTTTCAATGCCTATTGGGCGAGAATACGAAAATGGAGATATCTATATTTTTGACTGGGTATTCAATAAAGGGACAAAAGAAGTCACTCTTCCGCTTGTCGTTGGAAAAATCATTGGAAACGAGATACGACAGATTAACTTCGAGGCAAACAACGGTGGTGATATGTACAAGATGTACGTGGATGAAAAACTCAAAGAACAGAAGTATAAATGCAGCTGCACATCCAGCCGTGCGCCAGGGAATATGGAAAAAATGTCTAAGATCATCGCATATTCAGATGACATAAAAAGAAACTTTATTTTTTTGGACGAAGAACATCGGAGCAAAGAGTATCAAGCAGCTATGGACGAACTTACTTTCTTTGTCCAGCTCGGAAAGAATGTGCATGATGATGCACCGGACGGTCTTACTCAGCTTCAGATGTTTATAGAAAAAGGAAATGTAGGTACAGTGACAGCTATGCGCAATCCATTATGGGGAGGGAGAATGAGATGAACACACGACAATATCTTGAGCAAGTGCAAGATTCTGATAGAAAAATACAGAACAAAATACAGGAAGAATACCGCTTAAGGCTTTTGGCAACCAGTATATCTTCTTTTTCAAACGGAGATAAAGTGCAGACTTCCGGTGGGAAAGACCGTGTTGGTGATGCTGTAACCAGAATTGTTGAATTGCAGCAGGAAATAGCATCTGATGTCAAGGAACTGGCAGAATTGCAAATGAAAGTTTCCGGAGATATTAATGACATGGAAAACTCCATGTACTCATCCTTACTCCATAAGAGATATATAGAATTTAAAAATCTGGTCACGGTCGCAGACGAGATGGGATATTCCGTACAGCATATCCGTTCCTGCCATGGAAAAGCCATTGAAGCTTTGCGGAAACAAAAGCATTTTGAAAGTTAATATGTTTTAATATGGAATCATATGTTCTATGTATAATATAATGTAACCTGTAAAACGAGCATCGGAGAACAATCCGGTGCTTTTTTAATGCCCGAAAATGGGAGGTGTAGGCAGTGGGCAGAAATAAAATGAATTTCATTGACTTATGCCGGGGCGAGTTTGGCCGCAAAATTGCCTATACCGGTGTAAGCCAGATCACAACAGCAAACGTCAGAAAAGTTATTTCTGATACAATCGGCACTCATAACCGGAATAGGGTACTGATTGATTATCTGTACCGGTACTACAAAGGAGACCAGCCGATTCTCTATAGAGAAAAAGTGGTGCGACCGGAAATCAACAACCGTGTATGCGAGAATCATGCGCTGGAAGTTGTCCGTTTCAAAGCATCACAGACATACGGCGAACCTATCCAGTATGTGTGCAAGAAGAAAAAAGCTACAGAAAAAGCAAATGAGCAGGTAGATCTGTTCAACGACTATCTGGACGAAGCGAATGCAGAGGCTAGAAATATTGAACTAGGTACTTATCAAAGCGCTGTAGGAACCGCATACAAAGCAATTTTGAAAGAAGATGACTGGACAAAGGACAGTGAGTTACCGCCATTTCGAATTTTTATACCGTATCCGGGGGATTGCTACATTGTTTATTCTCGGAAAAACGGAAAACCGATGCTTTCGGTTCAGATTCTTAAAGATGAGAACGAACAGCAGTATTATTTATGCTTTTCAGCAAAACAATATTTTGAGATTCAGAATGGACAGATTACCAAAACCGGCATCAATGGTTTTGGCGGCATCCCGGTAGTTGAGTACCCGAATAACCATGACCGTCTTTCTGATATCGAGATTGCGATAACCATGTTTGACACTATGAACAACATGCAGTCGAACAGGATGGATGGCGTAGAGCAGTTCGTGCAAGCTCTCATGAAGTTTAAAAACTGTGAGATTGATGAAAGCGAATTCCTGAAAATGATTAAGCTCGGCGCTATCTCTGTAAAGGATACTGGAAATGGTTGCCAGTCAGATGTTGACCTGATGACCGCTGAACTGAATCAAACAGAAAGTCAAGTCGCAAAAGACGATATCTACAGCAACATGCTTATTGTTGAGGGAATGCCGGATAGACAGCAACAGTCCTCTGGCGATACCGGTCAAGCTGTATATCTCAGAAATGGATGGGATTTCGCAGAACGTAGAGCGAAACTGGATGAACCATTTATCCGGGAAGCTGAGAAAACAAGCGCCAGAATCATTCTGAATATCATCCGACAGACCACAAAGGATATTTCAATCTCAACAAGAGATTTTGATGTAAAGATAACCAGAAACCCGACAGATAACATGCTTGTCAAAGCACAGGCTCTTGACTATCTGTTTAAAAATAAAATTCATCCGCTGATTGCATTGATTACTTGCGGACTTTTTAGTGATCCACAAAAGGTATATGAAATGAGTTTACCTTACCTGGGAACTGTATATCCCGAACTGGCAGACCCAGACGTAGAAATGCAAAAAGCACAACTATTGATTGGCAAAAACAGTCAGAATCCGCCTGGAATTGATTCGACGGTAAATTCTTCAGCTGTCAATCAAAACTCGTAAATTCAATTATCAAAGGAACCAAGGAATAACATCCAAGGTTCCTTTTTTAATACACAAAAATAATGCAATAGCCCGTGAGCGTAAATCGGGTACAGATCATGTGCGGAGCGAACCGTGTGAAAAAAGTGTGATGGTCTGAAAGAAAGGAGATTTCTATGACAAGAGAACAGGCAAAACAGGTACTTATCGGCTTTGGAATCGAGGAACCGTCCGAAGAGCAGGTGACTAAATATCTTGATTCTGTTGAAACAGAGACAAAAAAAGTGAAGGAAAAAAACACTTCTCTGAAAGAAAAAGCTGATAAAGCAGATTCCCTTCAAAAGGAGCTGGATGATTTGAAAGCCCAAAACATGACGGATGCTGAAAAACAGGAAGCAGAGCGGCAGAAGGAAAAAGCTGAAAACGAAAAGAGGATTTCCGACCTGGAAAAAGCACTTGCCGAATCCAACAGGAAAGCACTTTCCAGTGAGATTACATCTGCTTTCGCTAATGCGGGCCTTTCTATAGAAACGTATGCAAGCGCTATCAAAGCATTTTCGTCTATGCCAGCAGACAAGTCTGAAGACGTAATGAAGGAAGTCAAAACTTTTGTTGATGGAATTTCCGAAGCAAATAAAGCAGCTCTGGATAACGCAAAATCCGAATGGGAGAAATCAGTTCTCGATAATACTCCGAATCCGGGTGGCGGAAATCCAGACAAAGGACAGGAAAAAGACGATAACGATAGTCCGGCAGCTAAGTATGCAAAAGCTTACTCAGCACGCATGAACCCCAAAACAGAACCGGCAAGCGACAATGCACCGGTTAATTTTTAAGTAAGTAAAGGAGATTTAGATTATGGCTTTTATGAAAACAAAGCAGTATGAGTCCACTCCAAACATTCTCGAATCTGAGGTTGGGCTGGTACTGAAAACTTACACAGCAGACGCAACAAACGCAACAGCAGTAAATGATAAAAAAATCATCAAAGCAGGTTCCGTGTATCTGACAAATGGGACTGATGCAAAAGGAATCGTATTTGAAGATGTTGATATGACAGATGATGCTAAAAGACCGATTTCCGTGATCGTAGCAGGACGTGTCCTTGAGAAAAGGCTGCCAGTTACAGTCGACGAAACTGTAAAAAAAGAGCTTGCTGCACAGGGAATTGTTTTTGTAACCACTACAGACCCAGTGTTTTAAGGAGGTATAACCAATATGCCATACAATGTATTAGAATCTATCACAGCAGAAGAAAGATTGAATTTCGCTCAGAATTTTTCTGTGGCAAGACCTGGTATCCTCGATACCATTTTTCCGGATGTAAAGACACCGTTTTGGAAAGCCGAGTATTACAGACTTATGGCTGGACAACGACTGCCGGAGGTAGCATTTGTTCATGCTCTTGATACCGAAGCAGAAATCGGCTCCAGACCGGGATTCGAGAAAGTTCTGACTGAAAAACTCTTTATCAAGAGGAAAATCAATCAGTCTGAGCGTCTCCAGGAAGCTATCGAAAATGGTGTTCCGGATAACGAAACTCTTACAAACTTCGTTTTTGACGATGCGACAAACCTGTTTGAAGGTGTTGTTGGAAGGGCAAACATCATGAAAGGTCAGTTCCTTTCAACCGGTATGGTAAAAATTGATGAAAATAACGTGAAAATGGATATCGATTATGGCGTACCAAGTTCTGCAAAGGTCGCTCTTACCAACTGGTCTACAGCAGATGCGGATATCATGGGCGATATTCAGAAGATGGTAACTGTAGCCGAGGATTCCGGATATGTAGTAACAAATGCAGTTACATCTCTGAAGATGATCAACTACATGAGAAACAACACAGCTATGCAGACAGCTGTTCTGGGAGCTGCGAATAAACGTCTCCTTACCAGACAGGAGCTTGCAAATCTGCTCATGCAGGAGTACGGAATCACCGTTGGTCGTTGTGACGAGAAATTCCGTTACAGAAAAGTAGACGGAACTCTGATGACTGGAAGATACTTCAAAGAGGATGTATTTACTCTTTATGAAGCTGATGCAGGCGGTTCCTTTGGTACTGGACTTTGGGGACCAACACCGGAAGAGAATGAATACAGGCAGTTCATCCAGGAAGAGAATCGCTCTTTCGTTACTCTTTCCATGTGGGCTACACAGGATCCAGTTGCTGTTTGGACAAAAGCATCCGGTATGTTTATTCCGGTAGCACCGAAAGCCAATGGCGGTATCGTTATCGGTACAAAGGGAAAATAAACGGGCATAGCCTTGATAAAAACAGCCAGTCACCGTCTGTAGCAAGTGTTACACACAAGTATACAGAAAGCGAGCTGTCCAGTATGACTGTGGCTCAACTGAGACAGCTTGCAAGTGACAATGGTTATGCCCTGACTTTCACAAACAAGGCTGGTATCATATCAGAAATTATAACACAGCAAGGGTAGGTGAAATGGCATGGACGAACAGCTTACAAGCGATCTGACAACATATCTGGAAGGTGATGAACTGACCGCAAGGATGATTCCCTTAGCAGTCAAAAGAGCTATTCGGTCATTCCAGAAAAAGCGCAATTATCCTGAGAGTTATGCGGAAGAAAACATCAATAAAGATATGGACAAATGCTATGATTGTATTTTCGATTTGGCTCTTTATTTTCTTGTGAAACAGGGAGTTGAGTTTGAAACATCTCATTCGGAAAATTCTGTAAATGCAGGATGGAACTCTGAAACAGAGATATTTGTCAATCATGGCGTTTTTCCCTTTGCCAGAGGAATCTGACAGAAAAAGTAGGTTGAGAACGTGACGCATTTCCTCCCAGGCGTTGCTGGGGTACTTCATTATGAGGTGGGAAGAAGTACAAAAAATGTAATGGGAGTGAAGGAGAGTAGCGATGGGATGTGAACAGAATTGCTTTAACGAACACCGCTTAGAAGAATTGGAAAAAGTTGTTCACGAAATGAAAGAGAAACACTCTAAACGTGACGGCATTTTTTTTGAACGTATCAATGCGCTTGAAACCAAAATTGTTCTTTACAACAATGATCTCGGGCACATCAAAGATACGGTGGATGAAATGAATGATAATTTAAAATCCCTCATGGAAGCCCCGGGAAAACGCTACGATACGATTGTTGTTTGCGTTATCACGGCCGTGATCGGGGCTATTGTAGGGTTTGCATTAAGCGGTATCTTTCCGGCATAATAAGCAATTCCACTTGTAAGGGAGGCGGTGGGATTATGAATTATACAGACTTTTCAGAAGATGAAAGAAAGTTTTATCTAAGCGAATCCAGGTTTGATTCCCGAGAAAAAGAGTTTTTCCGGTTGAGAGTTTATGAGGAAAAAACATTGTTTGAAACAGCAGAGATTATGGGGTATAGTCCAAGAACCATTGACCGCATAAACCGAAAAGTAAAAAAGAAGATTGTTAAAGTTGCCCCGATGTATTATCGGGGCTTTTCTTTGTATCATGGCGAAAATATGGCGAAATAGTGTCGTTTAAATACTTAGGTTTCTCTCATATAATGTAAGCATAGAGAAAAGCTTACAGAGATGGGAGGAACACACTATGGCATTTTATCCATATTATCCGCAACCATTGAATCCATACCCGCAAACACCGGTACAACCGTATCAAGATAGATTGGCACAGTTGCAGAACAACTACCAACAGACAATGCCTTATGGACAGGCACAAATACAACAGCCGATGCAGCAGATGCCACAGGTTGCTATGCTTTCAGGGCAAATGGTTGATGGCATTGACACTGTAAAAGCAAAGGATGTGGATATGACTGGAAATCCTGTCTATTATCCAAAAACAGATGGTACAGAAATATACAAGAAGCAACTACAGGCAGACGGAAAAAGCAGGATTTTTGTTTACCGACTTTTAAATCCAGACGAACAACAGCAACCAAAAGCAGAAGAAAAACCGATTGATATAGAAGCTATGTTTAATCAACTTCGGAACGATGTTTGTTCTGAGATTTCTGAAATAAAGAACATGTTCCCGGCACAAATGTCGGGGACATCAGAACCTAAGCAGAATGGAGGTAGACAGAAATGAATTTCAATCCAAATGCCATGATGAAAAAGCAAGTTGAAAGAATGATTTCTCAGAGGTTCGGAAATGTTGATAACATGATGAACGATATGAGTAAATTTGCAGGGAATAATCCAACATTAAAAAACGCCTTGGATTTGTACAAAAAAGGTGATACAGACCAGTTGCATCAAATTCAGCAAAATGTTTTTAATGAAAAGCACTTATCACCAGACGGAATTATCCAAAAATTCCTTGGATTATAAAACACTTCCCCATGATTGGGTGATTTAAAATCGCTACAATTTGGGATGACAGCCGCGGATGTCTCCTATTGTAAATAAATTTATAAGGAGACTAAAAACATGATGAATGGTTCTAATTACAGTCTTAGCGACATTGCAGCTGCTACAGGCTCTAATAACCGTGCCAATGACATGTGGGGCGGTG